ACATATACTTTTTGTGCATCTCGATTTTGTGTATCAATGTATATATTTGTATTGGCAGAACCGTAACGGCCAGTTACAGAACTATATGCACCAATGATTGATGTATTACCTGATATACCAGGCCACAAATAACTTTTGACAGTAAACTCTAAATCCCAAACAATTAAACGAGTTGTGCCATCACTTAACCCACCTTCATAATCTGTAGTCGTGTTTACAGAATTTAAAATAATAGGTATGTCATATTTTTGATCCATACCAGGAATCATGTCAACAGTAACAGTAAAATCAGGTTTAAAAAACGGTAGTATTTGTTCTACAATTTGTGTGCCATCTTCCGTATTACGAACAAAAATTGACATTGAAAAATTAAAATCATATGGTATAGGAACATATTGTGAATCTAATCGACCGCTAGAATTTTTAGCAAAGTTTTTTAATAACGATTGTTGCTTACGGCTATTATCATATGACATGCCAGTAAGTTCAAATGTTATTCTTGGTACAGAAACTCCAATTGATTTAGTAAGTGTTGGGTCAGATTGAATAGCGGTTAACCAACGCTCTTTTGAACCATAAGTGAGCGGCACTTTAAAGATTTCAAATTTGGTCGCACCATCTTTAGAGTATCTTTGAACTTGAATGTCATTGAAAATTGTGCCAAATGCTACAACAATTTTTCGAATGGAACGATTATAGTATTGATTTTTACCTAACATTATGGTTCACCAAATGGGTTAGTTTCAGTAAAATCAATAATACCATCAGCTTCAGATTCAATTATTGCATTATCTTGTACATCTTCGTAAGCAGTATTTGCATAAGCAGTATCATTTACAGATAGAACTGTCCAGTTAGCAGAACTTGTATTACCTTTTATTGCTGCGCCAGAAGTGAAAGTTCCATTTACAAGAATTATATCTATGTGTGTATTAGGTGCAAAATCATAAACATAAGCTTGAGCTGTTGAGTAAGCCAAATTAGCACCTTGGTAAACAATTTCATCATTAACAAATTTGCCAGTGCCCCCAGCACTTAGAGCAATCTTTGTTCTTGGGTAGTAATTACGGATCTGACTATCAATTTCTGGAATACCAACTTCGATAATTTCATTAGAGAACACATATTGTTTTAATTTTATACCATAAAGATACACATTACCACCACGGCCACGACCTAAAGTATAAAACATTGCTTGATCATTTTCATGTTCTACAAAAGTAATCTCAAAGAAATTTCGTAGCATAGGTATGTAAACCAAATCACCTTCTAAAGGTCTTGTCATTGGTATTACTGCTTGAAATCTACGGCGAGAAACAACAAATTGTGCTTCATCACGAATTTCTAAACCAAACTTAGAAATAAAATCCTGTTCACCTTCCATGCCTGTAACATTTTCCAAATACATTTCAATTGGATATGCGTTAACATACTGTTTAAGAGTATCTTCTCCAAACAGTTGGTCTACTTCATCACGGGTAGAACGAGGGAGATAAAAAACATCCATGCCATACATTTGTAAGGCTTCAATAACCAAATCTTCAACGAGCAGCTGCTCGGAAGTTATCTGGTTAGACGGATAATTGTTGAAAAATAAATTGGTTGCCATTCATTTTAACCTGTAATTATCTCACTTGGCAAGCTATTGAATTGGTATAAATCTTCTTCTACTTCTTTAATTTCTGTTCTAGCTTCTTCTGCGATACGAACACCATCTAATGTTACACCACCAGGCATTTGTACTCCAGAAAATTTGGAAAGGTTATTTCCCCATTGAAGTTTAATTAAAGCAGTAGCATATTTTTTAAGAAAGCGGTCATTCCAAACATCAGAAATTCCTGTTACTGTAGCTGTTCCACTTACCAAATTTGATGCAAGTGGACTTTGTAATTCTAATGTTGTTGGCGAAATAATTTTTTTAACTTGTTTTGATTCGCCGTTGATATTAATAAAATCATTTTCTAACAATTGTTGGTCAAAAATAGTGCCTGTTCCAGTTACAGTATTTGCGGTTGTATTTGCAGACATTGTGCCAGTCAAAGTTACTGTATCTGGTCGCATAGCCCTATAACATTTTACAATTACATAATCGCCAACCTCTAAATCTCTAGACCAATCTATATCTAAAAATACTTTGTTTTGTTTACGATTAAATCTAAATTGTGGTGTACCTGCAAACAACAACTGTAATGAGCGAAGGTGCTGCATGGTAATTTCATATGACACATAAGATACCGATGTGAAATCATAGAGGTCATGCAAACGTAATTGATACCGTAAATCAAACATATTGATTGATGAATTTGAATCATCAATTGGAAATACCGCAGTAACAAAGGTTACTGAATCAGGACAATATATCCAACCACGCTGAATATCTTCTGCCGATATACGGTGTTTCATAAACATTTCTTCTACGCCATCAAAATGATAATCTTCAAAAAATTGAAGTGCATCATCAATACGTTCTTCTACCTGGTCATCATCAACATTAATCTCGATGACAGGAAAACCTAATCTGCGTAAGCAGTAAGTTTTAAATGTAGCTCTTGTTGTAGGATTAGCCATATATTAACTTATAGACAAATTATTTAAAGTGTAAGTTTGATAAGGTGAATTTGTTGTAGAAATAACCATCGTTGTATTAGTAGAATAACTTGTTGTATTGCCATAAGAAAAACATGGTCTATTTAGTGATATTGATGTATTAGTAGTTATTTCAGTAACAAAATGATCCATTGTTGCACCAACATTCATACTTTCTGTACCTGGTATATCGTAAATACTTCCGCCTTTTGTTGTAGATAATTGAAAAGTATTTCCAGATACATTAGTTACATAAAAAACTTTATCAAAAACAGTATTATCAGTTATTCTATCTACAGTAATAATATATGCTACATTAGAACCTACTGTTAATCCAGTAAAATCTGCGCTGTATGGAGTCCTTTCAATTGTGCCAGAATCATATGAAGGAATAGCAACAATTATATTTTCATTTTTATCTACATCAAGAACAAAATTTCTATCGTGAGCACTACCAGCGCTAAAAACACCTTGTGTAGGAAGTGTTCTAATTGCTACAGAATCAGCAGCTTGATTAGTAATAGTATTTCCGGCTTCTAAAGCTTCTATTCTAAAAGTGCTACCACTAGAATCAGCAGTGGAAATATAAGTAGCATTTGATACATATGTAGCATTAGAAGAAGGTGCTATTGTTTTATTTAAGAAAAGTAATTGACTTTGACCACCATAAGAAAAAGCAGCTGTTTGTTTTTTAGCAGTAAAAGTTAAAGAACCGCTACTTACTCCACTTAAATCTGTAGCTTCTTGTATGTAACCATAACCTCCACTAGAAAAATATAAATGTAAAGTTCTATTCTCTGGAATATACTTTATTTTATTACTTGAACCTCCTGGAGGAGTGTGATTAAAATTGTAAGAATAAGTAATTTTAGTCCAAGTGTTACCTTTATTATCAGACCAATAAAGACCTGGATATTGACTATAATCAACGATCCAAAATTTGCCATCTCCAAATGTAATATCAGTATAAAACATTCCTGGACTACCAGAATTTATTAAACCTGTAGCTCCCCAAGTAACTCCATCATCAAAAGATACTTGTGCTCTCGTACTTGCTATTCCAGTAATATTTCTTGCTATAATCATTACTGTACTATTTGCTGAATCATATGCAGCTGCTCTCCAATAACCAGAATTTGCCATGGTTTTTGGTTCCCAATTTATTCCATCAGATGAAATTGCTGCAGCGGTAGAACCTTCATGCCAACCAGCATATGCAACCCATTTTGTATTTGTGCGAATAACACCAGACCAATTTTGAGCTGAAGGTAATTTTCCTCAACCCAATCAAAAGCATTATTTGAATAAAAATATGAGTTAGCGTACACTTGAGTGTTGCTATAACCAGAACCTTTTGGATCATTACCAACTGCAATCCACCTACCATTAGCATATTTTATATCATTTATGCGAAGCCTACCTGAAGGGGTGCTAACAGGAGGTAAACCAACTGCCATTCCAACAACTGAAGCTCTTGCATTAGTTAAACTTCCGGTTGTAATTGTTGGTGCTGGACCAAAAACAATAGCAGTATTTGACGCTACAAGAGCATTAGAAGTATATTTTATTGTAACAGTATTTGTAGAAGGATTTATATTAAAAATTAAAGGAGATTGTGCATAAGATTGTCCAGATCTAAAATTGGTTAGTTCATTTCCTAATAAGGCTTGATCAACAGTTGAACCAACTTCTATTCTTGTTGTATCTACCATAGAAACAGTATTACTTAATGGTGCTACGTTTGCTGTCTTGGTTGTGTTTGTTATAAGACCAGGATTACCAGTAATAGTGAGGGTTGTAAGTGAAGATAATGGTAAAGTTAATCCACTTACAAAGTTGTCTATTGCATATTTTGATAACTGGTTATTTTGAAAATCAAAAGTTTGTCCTTGTCTTACATAAGAAGGTATT